TCTGGTCGGCCTGAACTTCGAGGCCAGCGGTCCGGTAGGCGAGCGCGATGAGGAACAGGCAGTGCGTGCGCAGGTCGGTGAGGCTGTCCGGCGGGAACGTCACCCACTGCGGCGAGCCCGCGCCCTCGGGCGCAGGGAGCGCGGTGCCGGGGCCGACGCGCAGGTCAACCTCGGGCTCGATGCCACCGCGCGCCGTCGTCGGCACCGACAGGAACGGCGGCGCCCGACGCTGCGTGTCCTCGACCTGCGAGAGCAACTGGTACACCTGTCGCCCGATCGCCGCCGGTGTCGCCGCGAGGGAGCGGCCCGAGGGCACGCGCGAGAGCGGGTCGCGACGGTGCGCCGCGAACACGACGGGAACCTTGCCGGGGACGGCGTTGGGACCGCTGGACACCGGCTGGCCGAGCACAGCCTCGCCGACGCCCTGCGACGTGCCGAGGCTGGCGACGTGACGCTCCCAGCCCTCGCGCGTGTAGCGCCAGATCGTAACCACCTGCGTCTGGCGCGTCTCGTCGACCACGGCGTCGTCGGCGTACGCGAACTCCGCGAGCCCGTCGTCGTCGTAGCGCGCCCACGCCCACGCGGTCGGCGGGATGACCCGCGCGCGAACGCTGACCTTCGCGGCGATCTCTTCCTCGCGCGTCGTCGCCGCGTTGCGGCGCGGCGGCTCGATCACGACGGCGCAGGCGCCGTGCACCGCGATCTGCCTCGCGACGTTGCTGACGTGCTCGGGCCACCGGCATCCCTCGCCGTCGAGATCCTGCACGTAGGGGCCGAGGTCGCTCAGGTCGCGCGACACGCCAGGCGCAACCGCGTCGGCGTAGGCGTCGACCACCGGCTCCGTCAGGTTCGCGTAGAACGCGAGATGCCGACGGCGTCGGAAGTCGGCGGGCTGCTCGCCCTGCCACGGGACGAGGTACGTGCGCTCCGTGCCGCGCGGTACCTCGACGGCGACCTCTCGACCGCTCTCGGTGCGGCGCAGTTCGTAACCGTAGAGCCGCGCGGTGCCGAGCGTCGGTGAGCTCGGGTGCTCCCAGTGCCATCCGCCTCGATAGGCGTCGCTCAGGAACGCGTGCCAGCCACGGGCCTCGTCGAACGTGTGTCGGTCATCCACGGTGCAGCTCCATCACGCCGTATCTCAGCGCGTCCATCGCGTCGTCGTTGATCTTGTCGACGTCCTCGGTGAAGGCGCCGTCGCGGCCGCGCCGCCGCGAGTACGACTCGAACTCCCCGATCGTATGCGCGCAGGCGTCTGAGATCCACAGCGCGCTGCGCCCGAGCACAGGGCCGCTCTGCACGCGCTCGACGGTCCACTCAAGCAGGGCGCTGACGCGCCTCAGGCCCTCGCCCACGTCGTTGCGCGCCTCGTAGGTGCGCGCGGCGCCGCGCAGGTAGCGCCCGACGCTCTCGATGTGTCCCGGCTGCGACGGGTCGCAGAACACCCGCGTCGCGCGGTAGCGCCTGCACAGGTCCGCGATGATCGGGAGCCACCCGTCGGAGGTCGCCGCGACGACCTTCCCTCGGTGGACTTCCTCGTGGATGACGTAGAGGTCCGCTCCGTCGGTGGCGAGCACCAGCGCGACGCCGGGGTGCGTCCAGCCCCAGTCAACAGCGACGATCACGTCAGCCCAACTGCGCCCCGCGAGGTCGCCCGCGCGGCGTACGTGCACGTCGCGCGAGAAGCTCTCGTACACCTGCCCCTCGACGCTGCCGAACTCGGCATCAAGCCACTGGCGGCACCAAGCCTTCGTGGCGCCGGGGCGCGAGCGGAGCGACGCCTCGAAGTCCGACGGCAGGTGCGGGTTGTCACGGGTGCGCGCGCGCACGACGCGGCGCCTGCCGTCGGTCCACGACAGCGCGTCGCCGGTGCGTCCCTCGCCGGGGCCGGTCCCGAAGTCCAACGCCGTCCAATGGCCCCGCGTCTGCGGCGGGCCGATCACGAGCTGCCGACGCTGGCGCCCCGGATGTCCTCGACGCAGACGCGCCGCGAGCACGCGGATGGGGTCGTGCGACCGCTCGCGCGTCGCCTCGTCGAACACCAGCCACGCCGCGTTCATCCCCTCGAGGCTCTCGGTCGCGACGGTCGAGCGCAGCCAGATGCGCGACTCGCCAGCAGGCGTCGGGATCGCGAGGTACGCGCCGAACAAAGGGTCGCGGCTGAACCGCCAGCAGGCGCGCGGGATGTTGCGCTCCCACTCCGTGAACCAGCTCTGGAACAACAGCGGGAACGTCGGCGCGGCGACGATGCCAGCGAAGCCGGGGTGCGTCTGCGTCGCGAGCGAGAACGCCTCCCAAACGGCCAGCGTTGTCTTGCCGGTGCCGTAGCCGCACGCGGCCCACACCTCGGCCTCAGGCGCGTCGTGGATGGCCTGCTGCCGTTCGTGCGGGGCGTAGGTGACCACCACGCGGTCGAGCGGCTGCGCGGCGGCGATCACGTCGCCTCGCGCGGGCGCACCAGCGACGCGGGCAGCTCGATCACGACGGTCGGCGTCTGCTGCCCCGCAGCGGCCTTGTCGGCCTCGGCCTTGGCAATGTCAGCCTCCCACCGCGCGCGCCGCGCGTCGTGCCGCGCCTTCGGGTCGCCGCGGCGGTGGTCGAGCTGCCACGCGGCGGCGCGCCAGTCTTTCTGCGCCGCCTTCGAGACGGTCGCCGCAAGGCCGACGTTGGCGGCGGCGTACGCCTCGCGCGCCCGCTCGACGAGCTCGCGCACGTCGTCGTTCGTGCACGCCCCCTCGCGCACGCTCTTCGACCAGTCCATCCATGTGCGCCAGGGGATGCCCGCGCTCTCCGCGGCGTCGCGGTAGAGCGCGCCCGCGCGCAGGGCGTTCAGCAGCCGGTCGCGCTTCTCGCGCGTGATGGCGTGCGCGCGACCCATCAGGCGCGCTTCTCACGCGTGACGAGACGCATCGCGGCGGCGGTCGGCGAGACCATCTCTGCGTCGGGACGACGATGCAGCGGCTGCTTGAACTGACGATAATTCACGAAGTGATGCTCGCGTCCGAAGCGATGCTTGAGTCGCGTCACGTCAGGGTGAACGCGCTTGAGCATCTCGGACTTCGGCGCGGTGCCTTCCTTCGCGTAGAACTCCGCGGTGTTGCCGCCGCCGAGCGTCTGAGTGCGCACCTTGTCCTGCAGGAAGGCGTTGAACTGCACCGTGCACCAGCCCGCCTTGAGCATGTCGAGTGAAAGGATGGTGTCCTCATTGTAGCGTCCGCGCCAGCGGAAGGGCACGTCGTTGCGGATGAGGTTGCAGGAATAGATCCGCGTGTTTGTGCCGAAGGGCGGAATGCGAACCTCAGGAGGGCCGTATGCGAACATCGAGTAATTCGGTCCAGCCATAGCGACGTTGTCGTATCGCATGACGAAGTCTTCCATCGCTCGGAAGATCGCGCCGTCCTGCACCTTGATTTTGTCTCCCTTGTGCAGACGCCGGAAACACTCGATGTTGTCGTCCATCACCCAATGACACGCATGGCCGTTGGCGATGGAGTGCTCCCAGATGAAGTTGCGCGCGGGTCCGGGGCCGGTGCTCTTCGTGAGCCCGAGGTCGTCGCAGAGCTCGTATCGGGCCTTGAAGCTCATGTCGAGCGGGAGCACCGTCGCGAGGGTGCCGCGCGTCGCGGCGCGGTAAACCTCGACCTCCTGCGGCTCGACCACGAGGAAGTGCCGCAGCCCCATGGCCGTCAGCGCCTTCGACGTGAGGCGAGAATCAGCTCTGCCCTTCGTCGGGATGTACAGCGGAATCACTCGCCCACCTCAGGTGTTCCAACTTCCTCGGCGCCTGTTCGGGGAACCAAACCGACTTCGTCTTCCCCGTGTCGGACTGATCGATGGTCGCGAAGAATGCGGCTCGATCTTCGGCGGTCATAAAGCTCACCCACAGACGACTGTGCCCCTCGAAGGGCTCGTACTCCGGCATCCCTTGCCACTCAGCGTTGGGGTCGGTGACGCCCTCGCCGCGAGGCGCCTGCGGACCCGACGCCAGCACCGCGTCGCCCGCAGCCTTCACAAGCGCATCCAGCGCCTCGCCGCCGAAGCCCATGTCGCTCATCACGGCGGCGTCGCGGCCGAACTGCGCGGCCATCGCGACGATCGCCTCGGCGCTGTCGGTGCCCTGCAGGCCGCGGGCGTTGTCCGCGAGCGTCATCGCGTCGGCCTCGGCGTCGGACACGTCGACGACGCGCACGGGCACGCAGCCGGGGGGACCGCCGAACGAGTGCTCGGCGCCGCCGCGCATCTCACCGTCGACCTCGATGCCCTGCAAGATGAGCTTCGCGGCCTCGAGGCGCCCGTGCCCGCCGATGATGCGGCGCCCTCGGGCCTGAGCGACGATGGGCGCGCCCCAGGCGGTGCGGAGGATGGTGCGGGCGAGTTGCGCGACCTCGCTCCCGTG